ATCCACGCGCGCTCCACTACGCCGATGATCTTTTCCAGTTCCTCGCCGTCGTGATTGTCCAGCAGCGAGGCGCCGGCATTCAGCCGGGACAGGTCGCACGCTTTTTCTGACACCACCAACTCTTCGATGTACCTGGCTCCGGTCCACCAGTCCATCCGCTGCACCTCGGCTCCGGTCGTCCAGCAGAGATCGACCGTGCGCTTGTCCGCATTGACTGTAGACGGCATCGCCGACGCGCGGCGGGTGAACAGGCTAGGCGCCTGCTTGCGTAACTGCGGTTCCATTGGCTGCATGCACCTCCGCGAGCATTTCGAGTGGGACCATTTGCTGCTGCACGAGCAGCGAATCCGCGCCTGCGATGCGGTTCAGATTGAGTTCCGCTCGGGCCTCGTTGCGCGTCATCAGGCCTTTGTCCACGGCTACCCCGAGCGATTCCATTTGGTCCTTCAGGCGGCCGCGCAACAGATGCCGCGTGTCGAACTCCAGATAAATCTTCCCGGCGTCCCGATCACTCAGCAGGGAGTATTGACACTCGCTGGTCCAGTTTGTGAACTCCGCCCCAAGAGTTCCGGACAGGTAGTCCAACTGCTGCTCCTCGATGTTGCTAAAGGTCGCGCGATCCAGTTCCGCGACCTTGTGCGGCGGCACGCCGTAGGTCCGGCAGATGTCGAGGATGGACAGTTTGCGCGTCGCGACGTATTCGGCGTCACTTTGCGCCATGCCCATCGGCTCGTACTTCGAACCTTCGAGCAACATGGCGACCTTGTAGGCATTGGTTCCGCCATATGCCTTCTGCCATTCAGATCGAATCTTGTCCTTGGCGTCGGGGTCCTTCAGAGCAGATGTTGGCAGGTACAGGATGCCGCCGGGACGCGCGCCGTTCTGATAGAAGGCTGCGCCATGCTGCTCGGCAGCCGTCGCAAGGTCGATCGTGCGGCGTGCAGCGGCAATGGGGGACAACCCGGTAATGCCATCCTCGGAGATCATGCCCCGAATGTGCAAAATGTCCGTCCATGGCTTCGTGATGCGCGAGCCGTCCTTCAGCCGGTAACTGTAGATCGGGCCGCCCCATTCCTGCGACTGCTCGACCGTCACATACTGCGGGTGCCATGGCAGCAATCGGTCTACTTGCCCGCGCTCGTTGAGCACAAGTTGCGCGTAGGCGTTCCCGTATTGCAGGCGCCAGGTTTCCATCAGGTGCTTGAATCGGTAGGAGTTCAGACCTGGGCACGCCTGGTATTGCAGTAGTCGCGCGGTGTAGTGGTCGTCGTACCGCTCCTGATCGTCACCATCAAGTCGCCGATACGTGATGAGCGGAGTTTTTGCGACATCGTTTGCAAGGACCTGGATGCATGCCCACACAGCGGACACGCGCATGGCATCCGAGACCGACCCAGTGCCCGCGACCGGGCGATACCAAAAGTCATCGTCCGGCGCCGGCATACCACGGCGCAGAACGCCCCATGCGGACGTAGCTCGTTTCCAGAACGGCAGCTTCACAGTACGGTCAACCCCGATCGATAAAACGCCTGCACCGCGGCGCCAGCCTCAACATCGACAATTGCCCGCGCGAGGCCATTCACCGCTGCCGCAATGCCGTCGATCCGCGCCGAGTCCTTTTTCCGATTCGGCTTCGTGAACATGATGTTGTCGCGCCCATCCGTAGTGGTCGAGACGCACGAGGCATTCCACCGAAGGACCGGGTGTCCGCCATGCCAGAACTTGCCCTGCGCAATCAATTCGAGAACCTTCTTGGATGCCTCGGAGAGCGACTGGTAGCCCTGCCGGATTTCCTGACAGCGATAACCTTCCTCGATCAGCGGCGCCGTCAATTGACGGGAGTTCCAGGGGTCGAAAGCGATTTCCTGCAGATCGAACATGCGCGCGCCCCATTCGATGCGCGCCTTGATCAACCGGTAGTCGATCACTTCGCCCTCGCACAGCTCCAGGAACCCATCCTCGGCCCATTTTCGGTACGGCACACCGTCGCGCACCTCCCGCTTGCGGATGTCCGACGACGGCATCCAGAAAAACGGCAAGAACTCAAATGCGTCGGCTTCCTCGTCGCGAAACACAAACACAAGCGACGATAGGTCTGTCGTCATCGACAAGTCACCGCCAGCCCATGCCCGCCGCTCGATGAAGCGCTCAGTTAGGTCCCGGTGCAGCGGCCGCACCACATCCTCAGGCTGCTGCGGAGCGAGTCCGCGGGAAATCCAGGGACCGGCGGAGGCGTCGTACTTCGTCATGTCGATAGCCCGGTCGCTCTTCTGGTCCCAGATGTTGAGGAAGTACCGCTTGAAGCTCGTCAGGTCACCTTCAGACGCAGCCTTGTCGTACTCCGCCCGAATTTTGGCTAACTCCAGAAACCCGCCATTCTCTTTCAGTGAAGGATTCGCTTTTATCCACGTCTTTGGATCACCGGGGTCATCGCTGTGATCTGCGGCATAAATGCGTCCAAAGAATCGCGGATCTGCCGCAATCCCATCGCGAATTTTGCGGGTTTTCTCATGCAGTCTCCAGGCGAGCGGGGACTCGTCCCGCACGCCGGCGGTAGTGATGGCAATTGTAAGGGTCTGGCGGCGCGTGACTCCGCCCTTGGTGAGTACGTCCCAATTTTCAAGCTGTTTTCGTGTTTTCCAGCGGTGTACCTCATCGATAATTGCGCAAAGCGGGTTGATACCGTCTGATGCGTCTCCATCGCCAGCGATTGCCTGATAATACGTGTCCGGGTCTGTGCGGCTGATAATGCGATTCGTAGAGCGCAGAACGCGGAACCTGCTTTGCAGATCGCCAGATTGCTCGATCATCGCGCAGGCGGCGCGATACACGTTCCCGGCCTGCTTGGCCGTTGAGGCAGCGCCATAGATTTGAGATCCTCGCATGCCCATTTGGTCAGCCAGGAACAACAGCAGCAGACTCAAGCCTGCCGCTAACTCGGTTTTGCCGGTTTTTTTCACCACTTCGAGATAAACCGTGTCAATAATGCGATTGCCATCATCGTCTACGTGCCCAAAGACCTGCTCAAGGACTTCCCGCTGCCACGGCGCCAGTAGGAACGGCTGCCCGTAGTACTGATCTGCCGTGTGTTTGAGCACCCGCTCAAAAAAACGAACCGCGAGCAGTGCCCGCTTTGCGTCGTACACACTACTGGACCGCCTGCTTCTGTGGTTCGTCCGCCATCAGCAGAGCCATGAGGTCACCGGGCTTCTGTTGCTGTTTCCCGACCGCCAGCTTCGCACGCGACGCCGGAGAGAACCCAAACTCCGTGCAGAACGATTTGACCTGTTTCCAGGCCTCCGACGAAATTCGAACGGCGGGATGCGGGGCAATGCCCGTCAAGACTGCCTCGCCGTCGATTTCCCGGTAGGTCTTAATCGTGATTCCGTCTCGCTGAATCTCCGCGTCGGCCCGAACCGCGCGGGCATATGCCACACACGCCCCTTCGAGCATCTCTGCATCCGGCCGGCGGTCGAGTTCCATGATGGAGAGCTGCTCACTCCAACGGTCCCAGGTCTCGCGCGCCAAGCCGTTCAAGTGTTCCGGGCACTCGGGCAGGCCGGATTGCGTCCGCGGCTCCGCATCGATCAGGGCCTGGAGCTTTTTCGCGCCAATCTTCCTGCGGTCGCCTTCCTGCTGGCGAACCTTCAGCGGCTTGCGGGGTCTACCTGGCATTAGGCAACCTCCACCGAAACCATCCGCCGGCCACCGCGCGGACTTGAGACGATCTCTTTCACGCCGTCGCGCTGCTTCTGGCCGAATACCTCGGAGTTCAGCAGGTAGAACGATCGCTTGCCGTCTCCGCACTTCTGCGCCATGATGTGGCCGCGAGATTCGAGGACCTTCAACCTACGCAGCACAGTGGCTGGACTGGTCTTGCATAGTTCCGCCAGCAGTCTCATGCCAATGTAGGATTGGTTTCCCTGCCAAACACTCAAGCTCAAGATTCCGTAGATGCGAGCAGCCAACGGATCAATGCTAGGATCGAGCAAAACCGAGGCAGGAACACGCCCATGCCACCGAGGGGAGCGTTTCAGCTTACGTGAAACGCTTTTGGTCGAAACCGTTTCATCCATGGTGAAACACGTAATAGACTATTTAGACTGCTCGCGCCTCGGCTTGAACGTCTCTCGCCTTCGCCCGAAACGCGCGAGCCCAGGCGAGCATTTCGTTCACCCGGCGGTCCTGCTCGCGC